CCTGCTCTGCGACAGCCTCTGGCGTTTGCTTCATCAGCTCTGCCAGCTCTGCCGCCCACTGTTCCTTCTGCTGTTTCAGCCGATTAGTATTAATAGAGCCGGAAGCGATGCTGGCGGTCGCTTCAGCGATCTTGTTTTTCAGCGCTGTTATCTTTTGCTCAACGGTAGAGTCATCGCGACCGATACCTTTCATCGCGTCCCAAAATCCGGACGCGGCAAAAGTCGCGGCATTCCACGCGCGCCCCAGTAGGCCGATATTTTCGACCATCTGCGGTGTGCGCTTATCGATTGCATCGGACCATGTCTTCTGCGCCAATGCTGCGGCTTCTGAAGCCTTTCCCTGCTCCTCAAGCGATTTGATCTGCTCATAAACCGCGAGAGTCAGATAGTGGGTTTTTCGCTCAGCTCGACCGACGCCTTAACCGGCTCTTTGCCAAGCGCCTCAAATTGTTTGACAGTTTCAGCGACTGCCGGCCCGCCAGCTTTTTCGAATTGCAGAGCAGATTTTGTCAGTCGCTCGATGGAGTCTGCCCCTATGCTCCCGGACGCTGCCATAGCGGTAAGCGCCTCTGCCGCTGCACCGCGGGTAATGCCGCTGACGTTCGCCATGGACTGAGCCATGGCGTTGAATTTGTCGGTCGTCAGGCCGGAAATGTTGCCGGTCAGGATCAGGTTTTTGCGAAACTCATCGGCCTCGGCGCGGGCAGCATAGAACGCATAGCCAAGCCCACCAACGGCAGCAGCGGCAATCGTTACGGGGTTAACCAGGCTGGCAACATAGCCGCCGACCGCCTTAGCCGCCGCACCAACGCCACCAAACATATCCTTGAGCTGGCCGCCCTGCTGCAACAGAACGGTCATCGGCTTTTGGCCAGAAGCCAGCGAGACGGCGATGTCGGTGAACTGTGCCGGAACATTGCGCAGTGCTGCAGCGGTCTGTGCCGCCGACATGCCGACGCGAACATTGGCCGATTCGACCTCGCGCAGCTTGGCCAGCATTGGCTCAAACTTCGAGGCGTCCAGCCCCTTCTGATTGATCTGGAATTGGAGCTTTTCAGATGCGGTTTTGCCGAGCTGTTCCAGGTTGGTGGTGGCGCGCTTGATGGACGCAGCCATCTTGCCTTCGGCTCGGCTGAACTGCTCCGCGCTCTTGTCTGCTCCAGCGCCGATGCTGTCAACCGCTGAGCCAGCCTTAGCGCCTTCGCGCTGCAGGCGATCAGCCATTTGGCCGGCTTTTTCGCCAACGCGGTCAAGGGCGTTTTCTGCCCCTTCCGCGCTCATTTCGACGACGCCTTGAATCTTTAGCTGATCAGACATAGCTCACCAAATAAAAAAGCCGGGGATCATCCCGGCTCGTTGTCATGCATTACTTTTAGCGCGATGGATTCGCAGTACTGGACATCGCTGAACATCTGCCGACGCTCATCTGCGCCGATATCCATGTCATCCAGCATTCGAAACAGCGGCATGTAATCAAGGCCTGTTGCGCCGTTGAATCCGTGCCGCCATTGGGTTCTAATCGAAAAGAACAGATCGAAAGCCGCCTTGTTTTCGGGCCACAGCTCAACATCTTCTAGCGCGTAGTCCTCTACCGAGAAACCCGCCGCTGCCGCCTCTTGTTCGGACGGCAGACGGTAATAAATCGCTGTGACGGCGGCTTTTAGTTTCCCAAGCGGCCTTCTTTAATCGCGGCCTCATAGGTAAGGATGATGGCGTTCGCGGCAGCCGGCATTTCGTTAGCCAACGCCTGCACGTTCTCTTCGGTGAATGGTTCGTCCAAATCCCATCCATCCGCAGCGCGCACGATCTGGCCAGCAATCTTTTCGTTGCCGGCGATGTAGGCGCGCTCGATCAGGCTGCTGCTGTCGTCGCTTGCAGCAGGCTTGGCTACGCCGTTCTCAGCGAAGATTTCATCGAGATAGGCGCCGAACTGTGCGCGGGTGCGGTACTTGTAAGTGACGTTGATCACGCCTTCGGAGCCGTCCAGCATCTTGAACGAAACCGGAGCGGTGAAATTCTTCGGATATTGGCCGAGCTTGATCTTTGTTGCCATGATGTTGTCTTTCTATGATTGGTGAAAAAGGCACTGCAGGCGCGACCTGCAGGCGTAAAAAGCCCGCCGAAGCGGGCTTGCTGGCAAAGCATTACGATGCGTAGCGAACCAAGCGGTTGTTGCCGTTGAACGATGCCTTGACTCGGTTGATCTGACCTTCCTGCATCGCCACCGATTCGTTCAACGCGACGGTGCAAGGGCACAACGAAACCGGAGCCGGATCGGGTGATGATTTTCAGAACAGTATCGGTCTGAACGTCTGTCAGCGATTTCAGCGCGGTATAGCCAGCAGTGCCGATGCTGTCGGCATCCATTTCAATCGTGTAGCTGGTTGCGCTGAAGCCATCGTTTATCGAGTATTCGACATCCGATTCAACGAATTTGTAATTAACGGTTTTCGGATCGCCACCGCTGGACGACGGATTCATGACGGTGGTGATCTGGGTAAACGTGCTGATCTTCGTCACGGTGCCAGTGCCGCCACCAGATGGAAGAAATTGGTATTGGTCGTGTCGCATCCTTCCAGCACGAAGGTATCAGTTGCTACCGACTTGATGCGGAATGCGCGCTTGTTCAGGCGACCCCATCCGCTGTACATGATGACGATATCGCCATTGCTGTAGCCGTGAGCGGTAGAGGTAACTACCGACTCCGATGCGTTGGTAACAGAAGAAACGGTTTTCGCTGCGGCAATGGCCGAGGCGATATAAAAGGTACTGCCAGTTGGAACTTGTGCCATTGCGGCCTCCAGAAAAGAAAAAGCCGCTCAAGGCGGCGATTGACGTTTCTGCGAGGCACAACAGGCGAGAGGCTTAAAGCGTGTCGCTCTGCGAGGCAGGTATTGCTCTGACTAAATGCAGGCTATTCCTGTTTGGATAGCCACTTCTCCCAGGCGGTCAGCACGCCCTTGAGAAGTCGAATCACTGTTTCGTGTAGTTCTTTTGTTGCTGGGCTCATCGAGTACTCCAGATTTCAAAACGCTGTATGCAGCCATACAGGTTGGTGTCGGGCTCCATTGTCGATAACGGCTCACCTTGCGGCTTGGCAGTAAATGCGCCGGATGCACAGAGCGCATCCTCTATCTGCCGGATCAGCGTTAACGCTTCCAGTCGTGTCGCGCTCCAGACGTTGATCTGCATAAGAGTGTTGCGTCTGTCAGCCGCCGATCCTTCGACATATCGCAGCGATTCGCCGCCAATCCCCTGCCATGTGATGTATGGCGTCGCCGCTCCTTCTGGCGCGATATCAGGGTAGGTTCGCGTGCAGATGGTTTTCAGCAGCGTGACGAGATCAGACTCCATGCTCATTTCTTGCTGACCTCTTCAATAAATCGCTGTTTCATCGCCTCTTTAACCTGATTGCGAGTCTCTTTAACGGCTGCCCCGATGAACGAATGCGCAGGCGCCTTGCTGGTTCCAAATTCGACCATTGCCCCGTAAGGCGCTTTGTCGGCGTTCCAACTGACGTGATATGTGCTCACGTCGCGGAAACTGTTGTCTTTCGAGAACACCTGATAGATCGAATCGCGCAGCGTGCCTGGTTTGTACGGGCCATATACCGCATGCGATCCATAGAACTTGTGCGCCGCAGTCGATACCGGAACAAGCTGCCTAGCGCGGCTGTAAATGATCTGCGCACCGGCCTGCGCCGCTGGCCGCGTGGCTTGATTAAATTCATCAGCCGTGGCGCGTAGCTGCTCTTTGAACTTGGCGATATCTACCTTGATGCGCATGCTCATTGGCAAACCTCACAGATCAATGTCAGATAAGCGCGTTTCGGATCAGGGACGATGTCCACGATTTCATAGTCAACGCCGCCAAGCTGAGCACGCATCTGCCGCACAATTCCGTCATGTTGCGGATGCGCACGCTGGCGCGACTGGTCGATGTCTCGCGACCGGCCTTGATGGTTTCAATCCCGCTGACAAAACGCGCCTCCGCCCACACAACGGCCAGATCAGTCCACGTTGTAGACGGCTGACCGAGCGCATCGGTGGTTGCCTGCCGCTGGCGAATAGTGATTCGCTCGCGTAGTTTTCCGGCTTGCATCAAACCCCCGGCACATAAAACGGATCAAGCAGACCATTCCAGAAGCAGCGCTGCAGCTCGGCAACCGGTGGCCGGCGGTCAATGCTTCGCGGTTTTCGTACCACGCGCCAATCGCCAGCAGCATCCATGCCTTGATCGACTGCGGCACATCCACCGCAGCGCCATAGCCGCAGGTGTAGCTCACCTGCACCGACCCCGGAAACACCCGGCAGGCCGGCCAGCTTTTGCCAAACGCTGGCACCAGTCGCCCAACCAGCTCATCGGCGATCACCTCGTATTCGCTACCAGCCAGTGTCTGCCGCGTGCCGTTGCTGTCCAGATACGTCACCGACTGAACCGACACCAGCTTCGGCTTCGGCAACTCCAGCGAATCATCCGGAAACTGATCCAGCCCCAGCCGCCACTGCTGCG